GATTTCACCGTATTGGGCGCTTACGGTCTGGTCCAGCTTACCGATAGTTGAGTCTATCGAATCACCATAGATCCAGCCGGACGCCGTGTTGTTGATGTTCCTAGGGTCATAGACGCCGTTTCTTGCTCGCCATGGGGATGCCCCTGAATACCACTGATACCATATAGGTTGCCCGAGAATACCGGATAGGGTCACATCATAGACTAAGGTATGCCGGGGTAGGTGGCATATTACTAATTTCTGATCTCGGGTATCTCTTGACTCTATCGCAATATTGACTAATTCATAATCAGAATAAGTATCAATGATCGAGTCTATTTCTTTGTTTGAGATCTTCGTATAGGAGTTGGTCAGCATGTAAAACGTGGGTGAGTATTCTTTTCCGCCTCCAAAGATCACCCATCGACCGTCACCAATGTTCGCCTTTGCGTTGGTTCCCACTATTCCTATCGGGATTGATGCGTTAGGGATCCTGGCAAACGGAAAGCTTGATCCAGCATTGTTGTAAAACGGGTCAATCGTATACCGGTTAAACGCTAACAACTTGTTATCTGTGGATCTCCCCACACCAAGAATGTCATCAGGGGCAAAGTCCGAACCAGCCCGCTCGTTGGGGTTAAACACGGCTTCATCGGCTAACGTTGTGTTCCACAGGTTTTCACCATCGGTGAATATGTAATACCCATCAATCCACACCATGTCGATGAAATCACCAGCACCACCGGGCTTTGTGACATTGGTCAATGTCGAGGTATCCCAGCGCCAGTAATCGCCATCGGCAACAAAGGCTATGGAATTGAACGAATTGGTTAGTTTGGCCTGATCACTACCGGGAATAGAAGTACCTGACAGTGAAACAACTCCACCGAATTGATCCACCTCAATCAGGGTTTGACCAGATACCCGAACATGTGTCTTGAACCGGTCTGACCATATCCCACCACGATCAATACCTAGCCCTGTGGCATAGGTGACAAGGCCGTCAGCAGTCCTCAGAAAGCCCGTCCAGTCACCGATAGACTGTGAAAAGCCAACCATGTTCAAAGGCAGGAAATCACGCCATTCAGCGATGTTTGAAACCTTAGTGCCTTTGACTAGCGGTAGCTTCACGGTGTCACCACTGGGTCATCACCCTCATCAGTCAGATAGTCTCCACCCGTAACAACTCGATTTTCAGGGTAGTAATAGTCTGGCCCCCAAGGTTGGGAGTTGACCTGACCGCGCGGCATGATCGATGGATATTGAACAGGCTGCACTTCAACTGTCATATTGGTGATTGTCTGCATCCCAATCCCAGCATTCAAAACGGTTTCTTGAGATGCAACCTTGCCGAAGTATGGCGCAAGATAGACGGCCATGGAATTGACAACGCCCATGATTGCCCAGTTAGGGAGTCCAGATTCTTCAGCAGGGTCAGGGGTGTCACCATTAACCACCCAGCCAATACGCCGCCCCATAGCATTTTGGGCAAGTATCCAATCCTGAGTATGGCGCAAAGTATCTTCGATTTCTTCAGGCTCAGCAGAGGATAGCCGGGTGTTAATCCCCAGCAGAGTCAGTATTTGGTTCGCTAGCTGATTCTTGGTCATTTGCGTGATCCTCCAGCGCTTTCAAAATGCCTTCAACCTTCATTTTGTGGTGTGGCTTCTTGCCGAAAACATCAACATACAATGCAACGGCTTGAGCGTAATCATCATTCTGAATGTCAGCAGGATTAAATACCCAGCCTTGTTTCTTCAGCATGTCGTAATCACGAGCATGGACAGGACGCCCATAAACGCCGTGGATTTCGTGGCAACCGTCATCAGGGGTGTTGGTGTACATGTATTTCATGGTAGACCTCAGAGAAGAAGGGGGCCGAAGCCCCCAGTCAGGTTATGGGGTATAAATAGCGTTGCCGTTGCGGGATGGGTCAGCGTTACACAGACCGTACCACGTAAACAGACGCACCCGAGCATTTAAGCTATCCAGGCGAGCATCGTAAGCCATATACAGCTTGATTCCGCTATCAAGGGACTCAGATACAACCTTCATACCATCAAACTCAGACAGCAGGTCCAAGGGAGCATCACCACCAACAATGTGGATAGACTCATTGGCCCAGAAGCTGTTCGCCTGACCACCAGTAGCATTCACCTTGCTGATAACTGCACCAGACAGAATAGCTGTTGAGATGTTGGCATAAGCCGCCTGCTCATCAGTGATGCCAGCTTGGTTAGCTGCGATTGGCTTGGGATAGACGGTTACGTTCAAAGCGTCAATGGAGATGATGCGGAAAGTCATCAGTTCCCCGGTATCCACCTTATCCATCATGCCAACAGAGTTGGCACCAGCGATGGTGATTACATCTCCAACTTGGAAGTTGGTAACAGCAGTGAACGGGATAACACCATAACGATAGTCAACGTTAACATCCACGCCGCCTGTAGTAGTATAACCAGCAGGCACTTCAGTGACGTTAGTCGATACAGTGGTAGTGGTGGCGTTCAGTCGAGCATCAACAGTGCCATAGGTAGGCGCTCGCCATACTTCAAACCCGGCAATATTGGGGTTAACCATGCCAGACTGATACGCTTCTTTGTTGATATCCGTCAGAGAGCTGTCGCGGCTTGCCAGATCGTTAGTCATCACCTGAGCAACACGAGGGGCCAGATAGAAGCTGGAACCCATGTCACGGGCAGCTTGACGTTCAGTCAGTATGGTGTCGGCCTCTGCCACAAAGTTATACCCGGTAGAATTGGACTCGTAATACAGTGAGCCGGTATCCGCTACCAGATTAGCAATGTCAGCATTCAGCTTAGCGCTTAAACGCTTGGCAGATGCGCGAGTTCGACGGTTCATGAATCCCTGGTCACGCAGATCATCAACACGCAGCTGGATGAAATCGTTCTTAGGGGTGGATAGGGTTAAGGGGTAGTATTGTTCGATGATGCCAGTTTCTGAGCCGGTCAAATCCCAGCCTTCGATAACGGGCGCTTGTTGTTCTACGGTCTTCCAATACACGTTTGATGCATTTTGCATACGGTCAGGCTCAATCGAGTCAACTTTTGTATTGCGAGAATACACATCGTTTTTGTTGAGCTGTTCCATAACCTCGTCAAACATGGTGACAAGGATTTTACCAGTGCTTAAAGCCATTTTAAATTACCTCTTACGAGGTCAGCTTAACTCCAAGCTCTTTGGCCTTTTTCCTGATTCTCATCAGGTCGTCAAACTTGGTCGCCGAATCAAACTCTTTCTGCAACTGTTTGGCGCTGGCACTTTCGACCGCATCACCTTTCAGCGACTGGTCTGGTTCTGGAGCCTTGCTAACCTGTTTAGCTTGTTTGGGTTTCAGTTTTTCTGCCAACCGGGTCATGTGAGCAATTGCCTTTAACCCTTTCGGGTCATCTTCAAGCAACTTCTTCAACTGGTCCCGACCAGCTTGGTTTGTACCAATGTAGTAAGCGACACGCTCACTGCCTTCGCCAACAGAATCAAGCAAATAGGCAAAGCTACCATCAATACCAGTAGCAGCATCAACATCATCAGTAGCCGTGTTAAGTGCGTTTGCCACACGATCCACGCTCACCTTGTTGTCAGTTGCAAACTTAGCCGCGTTGACTGCCAGATTCTTAGTCATGGCATCCAACTGCGCTCTAAAGTCTGCATTTGCCTTGTCAGCTTCAGAGTGCCGATTTCGGTAAGCCTCCATATCAGCGAAATACTTCTTCACTGCCGCATCGTACTTCTTGCGGTCGCCTTCGATTCCAGGGTCGTACATATCTGGAAAGGTAGGCTCACCCGCATGACTCTGCGTAGGCTGCTGTACCTGTTGCGCTGGTTGAGTCAGGCGTTTTTCAAGCTCTTCAAGACGTTTCTTGAGTTGCTCGTTTTCGCTTTGCTCTTCCTTGCGCTTTCGACGCTCTTTGCTCAGCTTGTGAATCAAAGCCTCTTCAGGCGTTGGCTCCTGCTGGCTTACTGGCTCCCCTTCTAGCTCAAGCTCAAAATCTTCAGACAATTCAATCGGTTCGTCTTCATTTTCGTCTGGTTCGTCAGCTTTCGCTTCATCCTCTTCC